TGATTCAACTGGTGCGCGAAATGTTTATTTACAAGACCCAAAAGCCTTCAGAATTGGCCTTGGCGCAAATGCTGATGGCGCATGGCCTGCTTCTCTAATTGGCGGTTTACCAGCTTCTAAAATCACTTCTGGAACTCTACCAATAAACAGAGGTGGAACAGGAAGCACAGAGACTGATACTATTACAACAATAACAGATATAATTGATGAAAGTGATAATGTAACTATAACTCAGGCGCAATATGCGCATTGGGGGAAAGTAGCGCAGTTATATGTTAGATTTACAACTAAGGTTGAAATTAGTGTTCCTGCTCATGGTAATATCAGTAATCTCACTATTGGAACAATTGTAAAAGGTAAGAGACCGGCAATGAATACCGCAGGCCATGATAATGGTGATGGCGGAGGTAATGGCGCTAAGTATAATGTAGGCCCAGGAGGTATTATTAACTTAGGCGCAGTAGAAGGAACTGGTGTAGCAAGAACCATAGCCGCAGGCGCGGGAATGACCTTCTACGCAACTTACCTTTTAGCGTAAAAAATTTAGCCAATTTGTGGTATTTTGTGTGGTATCGACCGGCGGAAAACGCATGGTTGTGCGGTACGGCTGATTGGAATGGAAGGGGAAAACGGCTAAAACAAGCCATTTTCCCCTATTTTTTTGTGGTTTCTGTGTGGTATTCCACAAGTTTGTGGTATATTTTGTGGTATAGGAAGGTAAGCAATATGGAGAAATATACCGCAGTATCAGTTAGGATTAAAAACAAGAAATGGCAAGCAAGGTTTCGCTATAAAGAGTTAGGTAAATGGAAAAACTTAGATAGGATGTTGCCAGAAGCAACAGGCAAGAAAGAAGCAGTAAGAATGGCTGAGGCTTTGCGCGCAGAGTTAAATAAAACCGCAGAAAAAGAAGCCTATGCTTCTGAACACAAGACAGTTAAAGAAGTTGTATTAGATTATTTAGATTATCAACTGGAAAGAGGCTTGATTGAAAAATCAACTTACTCCAGACAAATAGATGCATTTCATGCTTCAATTGAACCTTACCTCGGTGATTATATATTTGATACTTTAGATAGAACTGCTATAGATAACTGGCATTCTATATTATCTAAACTTGGTAGAAAACAAAGCACAATATATGTGTATTATCAGATTCTATCTAAAGTATATAGGCATTACTTTTTAACAAAGCAGATTGAAGAAAATCCTTTTGCAAACATAGAAGGCATTCACAGGAAAAAACAAGTAGATAAAACGCATTTAACCGAGAAACAAATGGAGAAATTCTTGAACTCTGTGTTTCAAGAATATGAGCCAGAAGACCCAATGTATGCAGCAGTGTTACTGGCTTTCTATGCAGGATTGCGCAGAGGCGAGATTTTAGGCCTAAGGTGGCATAATGTAGATTTTAAGCGCAATACAATTACCATTGATACTGCTATTGGTAAAGGTAATGGTGGAGCTTATACAAAAGGGCCAAAAAACTCTGCTTCAATAAGGACAATACCAATGCTACCTCAATTGGCGCATTGTTTGAAACTACGATATAACGCAATAAAGCCAGAAGGAAATTGGTTTGTAACAGGTTATGAAGAGAGATTTATGCAGCCAAGTGTTTATGCGCATACAGTAAGAAATTTCTATGATGCTTATGGTTTAGTAGATGCTTATGGAAAACCGCTTAATACAAAAGGTTTGCGCCACAATTTTGCAACTGTTGGTGTTCGGTCTAATATTGATATAAAAGCTCTATCTTTAATTTTAGGCCATGCTGATACCTCAATGACCTTAAATACTTATGCAGATGATAGTGAACAAAGTAAGCAAGCCAGCATGGTTAGAATGAGTGCAGTATTTTCTGAAGAGACTGATGATGTAGATTATTATCCGCAAGAGCCAAAAGAGGCTGAATAAGCCACGATTTTAGAAGGTATGGAGAAAGTTCCATACCTTTTATTTTTTGCTTTATATTGCTTATTCTGGTTTCTTAGAGGTATATTATTCTAAGAAAGGTAGGTATCCATAATGGCATTTGATGGAAAGAAAGTAGCACAGATTAAAGCAGAAGATGTAATGAAGGATGCAGTTGAGAACAAGCATGTAAAATGGCTGAAGGCTAAAGCAGCTGAGATTGCGAAAAAGGAAGAAAAGCCTATGAAGGCCTTCTTCCAGCTTAGAAAGGCATATCTGGCTGAATATTATCCTGCTATGCTTGAGCGCAAAAAGAAGCCAGCTAAAAAGGGTAAGAGCCTGTTTGATAAGATTGCAGAACTTGAAGAAGAATAATTAAAATTTTTTTGGGAATTTTGGGTAAGGTTGATAAATCTTACCCTTTTTATTTTTATTAATAGTGTAAGGAAGAGAGTTCCTTATAAATTTGAGTTTGTTGAAAATTTTTTGTAGAATTTACTTAGGGTTGGGTAAAAACAGTTAATAAGTTTTCAGTAAGTTTTAATTATATACGAAGGAAGAGTTGTCGCCATTCCTCTTCCTAATCATTTAAAGTCCTAATATTCTTAAAAATCTTTGTGGATAGGGTAGTAAGTTTATCTCCTTTTTACTTATTACCCTTCTTATTTTTAAGAATAATGTATCACAAGGAGGTCAAAAATGGATAAAACAGAAAAGATGAATTTTAGAGTTAGTGAAGAACTAAAAAAGAAAATAGAAGAACATTGCGCCAAAGAGCGCATACCTATTTCACAGTATGTTAGGAACTTAATTATTAAAGATTTGGAGGAAAAATAATGTTAAAAGGATTTTTAAGAATTATTCAAAACGAGATGGATTTACATGGAGATGCAGGGCCAGAAGTAGAGCGTGAAATACTTTTGAAGTATTTTGATGGTTATGAATTTGAAGATGAAGAAGAAATTATTAAATTCTTTATTGCTTGAAAAGTATTAGAATTACCGCTATTGAGCGCAAACCCAATTTTAGAGAATTGCGCGCAAGCATTAGGGGATAAATACAACTTAAACGTAGAATTAAATGGTTTAGTTTTAAGTGTTAAAGATAGAGGTAATTGCTACTCTTGGAATGAAAAAGATGGCTGGCATGAAGGCTATGACCCATTTATGGGAGATATTAATAAGTGCTATGGTGAAAACCAGGAGGAAGCAATTAAAAGCCTTTTTGTTAAGGATGTGCGCCATGATTGGCCTTGGCACCAAACAGATAAGATTGGTTTAATTACTGAAAGTTGCGGATATGGTAAAACGCACTGGGTAGAACATGAATTAGTAAATGAGATAAATGAAACAGTTTTTCTTTGGCACGAGTTCGCCAAGGATACACCGCATTATCAGAAGAAAGATATTCTGTTCATTAGCACCAGAAGGAGTATTAAAGACCAACAAGTGCGCTATGGAGAGGTAGAAGATGCGGTTGAGGAAGACTTTACAGAGGAAGGCGCAAACCCAATTTATGATGAAAGAGGAGATAAAGTAAGAATTATTACAACCGCAAAACTTGGCGCACTTTACTTAAATGGTAGAGTTGAAAAAATGTTTCCAGTAGTGGTTATTGATGAATTACACAGTTTGTTTTTAGATACGATGTTTTCAGAAGAAAGTTATGCGGCAATTGAATGCATTAAGCACTTCTGGAAAGATACTATTAAGATTGGTTTAACTGCTACACCAGAGCTTCTGGTTAAGTATATAGACCCAGAAGAGAAGATGTTCTATGCACTGGATGATAATGAACTGCTTCCAAAATATAATTCTGAGCAGTTCATTTATTGTAATTACACCTACCTTAAAAGCAGTTTGAAATTAGTACAACCAAGAGAAGATTATAAGGTAGTTGTCTATTGCGCCAGTGCGCAAAACGCAATTGCGCTTTCAGAGAAATATGAGAACGCAGCATATCTTATTTCCCAATACAATAAAAATATTGAGGCCGTAGAGAAGCAGAAGCCATTATACGAATACATAATTAAAAACGCTGAACTTCCCAAAGATGTAAATCTTCTTTTCATGACAAGTGCTTATAGAGAAGGTGTGGAATTGAAGGATGAAGCGGTAAAGGCAATTATTATAGATGCTTCTGATGAAATAACCATAAGCCAGTTTATAGGCCGTATTAGAGCCAATCTGGATAAGGTAATAGTAAATACCAATCAGAACCAATTGGATAGAATAAACAAGGTTATAGCGGATTATGAGCGCATTAAAAACTTTAAGGAAACTGAAATGGCTGAACTCTATGGAGTCCAGAAGGAAAAAGCAGAGAAGCAAGAAAATGTAACGCTTCAAGTCCAGAAGATAGATGGAAGATATGAGCTGAATAAATATTTGGTTCCTGTCCAGAAGTATCTGCTGGATTGCTATACACAGGCTAACAACAGAGGTAATAGTCAAATTGTGCGCATTGGGGATAGAAAGTTATCCAGCAGTAAAGAATGGTTCAATAGATATCTTGGAGATTATAGCAGAACTCCAATCAGAAATGCGGTTGGTAGCGATGATGTAGCAAAAGAGGCTGCAAACTGAGAAGCGGTAGAAGGCTACCTTGGCCGCAGATTAACCAAGAGTGATAAAGATGCGCTGGCACAGGCGATTGGCCTGAAGGATACCAAAACCAATAGATTAGTAAAGTGGACAACGTTAAAAAAGGAATTGGCGGCCAGAGGATACAAAATTCAAGATAAAAGCACTGGCACGGCAAGATATACAATTCTGACAAAAATGTAGAAATACATTGTTATAAAGTCTACATTTTTGTCAGTTCAATTTGTCAGTTAGATTTGTTACAAAATTGGAGATTTTAGTAGGAGGACAGGTTATGAAAAATGATGGTAGAGATTTTGAGAGGTATTGCAAGTGATTTAAGGAGCTTGATACCTTGGTGCGCAAAGGCGCAATTACTTCTTCTTCTGGCGTAGCGAGCCGCGCAGCGGTGAGCGCGCAATGAGAAGATTTTTTTAATAAGATGGAGGAAAAAGAAGATGAATAATGAAGAGACATTAGAAGAAATGGAAGCAGAATTAAAAGCACTCTATGAGGCTATGAGCGCAGAGGAGAAAGCAAAGATTCTTGCATGGGATATCTTTGAAGACTTGGCCGAAGAAGAGTAATTTACTGCTTCTGGAAATAAAGGAATATTGAAGGATATCCTTTAAGTTCCTTCCGTAGGGGAAGGGTAAAACCTTCCCTTTATTTATTTGTTAAAAGATTGGAGGTGCGGTTATGGCATATACACCAAAAGGCAAAGAGTTAGATAATAAGTGTTATGAGGTTGCGTATAACTATGTTAATTTGTGCTGCGGGAATAAAAAACAAGCATTGATACGCTACTTATTAGACCATCCGGAAGAAGAGATGCCAAAGTATCCTACACAAGCAGCGTATATATTCTTTGAAAGACACCCGAAAGTATGAGAATATGTAGAGCAATTTAGAGCAGAGAATAGAGCAGCAAATGATAGAGTAAGAGATGAGAATATAGCACTATTAAAGCAGATTGCCGCAGACCAGTTTGCCTCTAATAAAGATAAGATTGCGGCAATGAAAGAATTAGATTTAATCCTTGGATTAAATCAACCAACTAAACTTGAATTGCGCCAAGAGGTAATTGAAATAGGTTTTGAAGATGAAGATAGTTTTAAGTAAGAAATTATTTAATGAAGTATATCTTCCAGACGTATACGATTACTCTAAGCGCATACAAGTTTTCTATGGCGCCGCAGGAAGCGGAAAGAGCCATTACATAGCGCAGAAACTGGTCCTAAAAGCGCTTAAAAGCCAAAGGCGCATACTGGTATTAAGGAAGACTGGCCGAACGGTTAAAAACTCTGTATTTCAACTTCTTCTGGATACGCTAACAGATTGAAAGATTATTGATAAGTGTAAAATAAACAGAACAGATTACTCTATTATACTCCCCAATGGTAGCGCGTTCCTCTGCGGCGGAGTAGATGACCCTAACAAACTAAAATCAATTGTTGGTATTACAGATGCTTGGTTAGAGGAAGCAACAGAGTTCGCGCTGGATGATTATACCCAGATTAGTTTGCGTATCAGAGACCCGAATGTAAAGAACCAGCAAATATATCTATCACTAAATCCTGTATCAAAAGCCAATTGGATTTACTTACAGTTCTTTGCGCCAGAGGCAGATAAAACGCTTTTAGCGCAAACAAAGATTATTAGAACAACCTATAACGATAATAGGTTTTTGCCGCAAGAGTATATTGATAATCTTCTGATGCTAAAAGATACAAACCCTTCTTACTACAAGATTTATGCTGAAGGTGAATGAGGAAGTCTTAACAAGCTGGTGTTTGATAATTGGAAAGTAGAGCCAGTAGATATAACGCAAGTGCAAGGGGAATTAATGTGCGGTTTGGATTTTGGCTTTGTCGCAGATCCTACCGCTTTTATTGCTTCACTACTGGATGAAGAGAATAAAAGGATTTATGTATTCCAAGAGATGTTCCAGAAGGGTTTATTAAACAATCAGATAGCAGATTTAATAACGGGTATGGGGTTTGCGAAAAGCACAATCATAGCAGATTGCGCAGAGATGAAAAGCGTGGAAGAGATTAAGCGCCTTGGCATTAGGCGCATTAAGCCAGCAGTAAAAGGTGCTGGTTCAGTTCTCCAAGGTATTCAAAAGTTAAAGCAGTATCAAATAATAGTAGACCCTTCCTGCGAAAACTTGATAGAAGAATTATCTAACTACTCTTGGAAGAGAGACCGGCAGACCAATGAATATATTAACGAGCCAGAAGATAAGTGAAACCATGGCATTGATGCGTTGCGCTATGGTCTTCAATGTGTAGAACAGAAGGCAAGATTAAAGACTTTACCTTCTGATACATTTTAGGAGGTAAATAATGAAGAAAGTTTTTATTGATAAAGATGATGCGCTTAATACCGCAAGATTGCAAAAGATTATTCAGTATCATCAGCAGCAGATATTGCCAGAGTTAGTATTTAACAGGGGATACTATGATGGAACAGGACAAGCAATAATGCACAGAGTTCTTTCTGATGAAAGTAAACCAAATAACAAGATTGTTAAGAATTATTGTAAGAGCATTGTTGAGAATTTTAGAGGTTATATTACTGGTAAGCCAATTACTTATTCCGCACTTGGCGCAGACCAAGATATTACTACACTATTGGATGTACTTAATTCTAATGATTATCAGAATTCAGATAGTGAATGATTAAAGAATGCGCTTATTTATGGTTATGCGCCTCAGCTTTGCTATGTTAATGAGCGCAATGAATACAGGTTCAAGAATATAAATCCAGAACAGGTTATTCCTGTTTATAGCGCAGACTTAGATGAAGATTTACTTTATGTGATTTATTATTATCCAATTGTTGATTGGGATAACCCACAATGGGAATATAACTATTCAATCAATGTGTATGATGCGCAAAATGTATATCATTTCACTTCAGATTCAGCATTCGGAACTATTGTTCCTTCTGGAGAACCAGAAGCGCACTATTTCCAAGAAGTTCCTTTTAGTATCTTCTACTTAACAGATGATGCGGAAAGTATTTTTAAA